AACTAGAGTGTTTTCTGAGTCAATAGTGGTTACATCCATGACTGGGCCCCAAGCTGCGTCGACAATCGTCGCGCCGACCGATACGGCAACCGCTGGAACCACATTAGTCAGATCTTTTTCTACGACTACGACTGATGGGGAGAGTTGAATTGGCATTGTATTTTACCTTTAAAGTTTACGAGTATCAAAATTTGCTGAGGTTCAGCGCTGAAAGTGTTCAAACGGATACCTAATGATATTTATGCTATTAGAAAGTTTGCCGTGTGTCCTTTTTCAGAAGTGAAGAATTTCTTCTACCACCTCTGTTCCGTCTGAAAAGAAGCCAATTGGTATCATTTCATCTTCTGCTTTTTGCTGTTTTAGCTGCAAGATCCGTGCTTTTGCCGAATCGCTAGTCAGATTTTCCATTGCTTCCTGGGTTGTGAGGTAAGCAAAGAGGACCATACACATGACAAGGTCATCATTTCCGTTTTCCGCAGCATACGAAGGACCCTTGACTGTGAAGTTTGAGAGCTCATAGAGGATGTCGTAATCGCGAACCAAAAGCTGATCCGTCTCGACCAACACCTTCAACGCGGAGCAACCCATGGATTTTGTGCGTTTGGTTGTCTTCAGACCCGGAGTTCTTCCGCCAAAGGAGGAAATAACACCATCTGTAGACATGATCGTTTCCTCATACTCCAGATCATAGTGCAGTGCCATAGCAACTGCTTCTCCCATGTCATTGGTCTCAACAAGAACGGCAGCCTTGTTGTATTTTTGCGCCATGCTGTGGATCAATCCCGGGAAGATCATTGGACTCACTGTGTTGTCTGCATATATAGCAACCGGCTTATATGGTAGACTGCTGACGTCGATCACCACAAACGCAGAATAATCGTTGCCCGTTCCTCTTCCTGTATCTACCGATATCACGTAGGAATGTCCGGGTTCCGGGTGATCGTAGAATCGCGTGGTGGATGTAGTCGCCAAAGGTCTTTCTACAACGATGCTCTTGAGCTTAGTTCCTGAGATGAGCGTATTGGATCCACCCAGGAATTCGCATTCCATCTCCTGCGAGAACTTGACTTCGCCAAGAGCGGAAAGCATCTTGACCCTCCATGCCTCATCTCGAGTAGGAATATCGCTCCAGATTGCTCGGATAAGTTTGAATCCATTGGTGCCAGCCTTTGCCTCCATGACCTTCTTGTAAAAGTGGTTCATGCCGTTTGGTGTTGAGACGATGGCGATCTTAGAGCTCGCTCCAGATGAAATCGTAGGATACACAGACGTGAAGAACTCATCTGCAATTGTATTTTGAACGAACGCAAACTCATCCAGGAATAGGAAGTTGATAACGTATCCGCGGGCCGCGCTGGAAGTTGTCGATGAGGCGATAATTCTGGAGTTGTTCTCTAGAAGGAAGCTTCCTTTGTTCCATTCCGCAACGCCGTGTTGCACCCAAGACGGAAGAAGTTCATATGCGAACTGGATCCTGCTTAAGATTTCTCGAGCAGTTGCTGCCTTGTTTGCCAGAATAGCACACGTCTTATGATCATGGAAAATGATGTACCAACAGAAGAATGCTGCCACAACGGTGGTCTTGCCCATCTGACGGGCGACCACTGCAATTGTGGAGCTCTCATCTTTAAGGGACTTGACGATTTCTTTCTGGAAATCCCATAGCTTGATCAGCTGAACACCGTGGTCCACGGTTACAATTTGGAAATACTTCTCGATGAAGTACAGCGGGTCTTCTTTACATTTTACCCATTCCTTGATCTGCCACTCTTCCCATTGGATAGCTACACCAACGCCCTTGAGTCTGGGGTTTCCGTTGTATGATTTTATCATGGGCCGACTATCTCATTTGCTGGAATATTTGTCCACTCATCCAACGTGACATTTCCCGTAGAGAGATCGCCATCGGAATTGTGTTGCATTCCCTGTTCTGGAAGATGTGTTTCGGTATGGAGGATTACTCCGTTTCCGTGCACTTGTCCAAAGAGCGTAACCTTAGCAATGAAATTGAATGTGTGGGTGACCAAACGCCGAGTATTGAAATCTCCTTCGTAGTCATCTTGCACCGTAACACCCTGCAGTCCGATTGGGACGTCAACTTTCACATGCATGGATGGAATGGCATCCACCGTCAAAGTGTATTCTGGAACAAACAGAGGGAGAATCTGCTCCAGGATAGCCAGGCTGTCCTCGGTTCCTTTTGTGAGGAGGTAGAGGCTGATATCCAAATTATAGGGAACTGGGGTGTAGGTGAACTTCAACCCATCCGTGTTTTTGCACTGGATTTTGTTATTCCTGTTGGTCATTCGCTGAGCATCATATTGATACCCGTTGATCTCAAATGCCAAACGTGGTAGTGTGATGTAGACGTTTCCTGTTAGCTCCGGATCCTCATCTATTCTCCGAATAAATTTCTCTTTTGGGCCGTACGCAATAGGAACCTTCACTACCTCTATTTCCGCTCCAGATGTATCTCGACGAATCACCTGCAGGTTTGAAAACAAGGCTCCAAAGCCCACAATTGTTTTCTTTATAATTTCTCCGTAGAATGGAACCTCAAACATATCTAAATACCCCCATTTTCATACAATTTTGAAAATGGAACCTATTCATAACTCCTCCAGATCCCTCTTTGCTACAATTTGGACACGTTTTCTTTGGCATTGGGTTGATCTTCCTGTATTCCAACAAACTCGCCGCAATGGATTCCTTAGTCTCTTTGTTATGCTTCTTACCTAAAAATCCTTTTGGGTGATCTTCTTTTGAGATTTTCCAGTGGTGGTGTTTTTCTTTCGCCTTCAATCCCTTGTTTGCTGCCGAAATCTTCTCTCTGTGTTCTTGAGATATGGTGTTTCCTTTATTGTGGTGATCTAAGCCCCTTTCTTTCAGGGAGTTGTTATACTGCTTGATCCCTTTAGAGAGGCTTTTCCTATACTCTTCAGTATTTTTGAACTCTGCAGATGCGTGATACTTTGTAAACCCACCAAATCCACCACATTTTTCGTTGTAGACGTCTTTTCTTTGGATGAAAGACTCATCCACAATAATTGCTTCTAGATCGTACGCCTCATCTTTTGATACACACTCAAATAGCGTCTCTCTCGAAAAGTTTTTTCGTCCGTGTTTTTTGATGGATCGAGTAAGATGTTTATTCGACCCAAGATACCGATCTGCAGAAGGGTCCGATGGTAGCTTATGTACACCCACGTAGATCATATTATTGATCGTGTTGGTTGTTTTGTAAACGATAAATTGTTCAAACATGATTTATAGATTTCCGAATGGGTTATTCTCGTTAAAGAAAAACTCATCTTTCTTCGATTTGAATTTCTTATTATCTCCGTAGGATTGCGGAATATCTGTATTTACAGAACCGATATATCCGGTTCCAGATCCTAGATAACCACCAGATCCCATATATCCAGCAGAGCCGAGATAACCAGCAGAACCGTCATACCCACGTAGGCTCAGTGCATTAAATGCGTCAATTGCTGCAACTCCAGTTTCCATAGTTTCGCTGGCATATCTAAACAATTCAACAGTTAATCTAAAGACATATAATTGTCCTAGCTGATAGAATGGATTTTGATGTTGGACAAACATAATCTCAAATAATCCGCCGCTGAGAGGAAAATATAACAAATCTCCTTCCGCGGGGCGTTGTGGGAGAATAGATTCTCCAAATCTCCCAACTGCTGCTTCCCATGAGCGTCTTGCCACAGATAATGTAGCTTGCTGCTCCATGGTTAATCCGAATTTGGATATAAATGCCCCTTGTCCCTCGAAACCATTGGTAGTCTCCATATACATCGGGATTGGGTATGCATTTTTGAATTTACTCAGACGATCTTCCCCAAGAATCTCATCCTTTGCGACAAACGTTCTGGGGATATAATAAAAATCTGCACTGTGTATCTCCAGAGCCTCTGTTATTAGAGATTCATAGAGAATATTCTCGTTATTATAAACCTCGTTGAATAATCTTAATCCGGACATAATTATCCCATAAACCAATTAAGGGGAGCCAGATTAACCATTATTTCTTGTTCAATCTTGGAAATATCTTCTTGAGCATTATTATACATTGTGACAGAATCTACTGTAACTCCTCCAGGAAGTTGGACATTCTGATACTTTGAGAGATTCTGCGCCCACTGGAATTTAGTTAATGCGATTGCATATTCTTTAAACAGTCGGTCGTTCCACATTTTCGGAGACGTTGCTGGATCTAGAGCCGCATATGCCTCCACAACAATCCATGAATCCAATGGAACTTTTGTTATCCAGTTTAAGTGGAGATGCAATTTCCCATTTAGACGATTAAATTCAAATTGTCTCTCGGCATTGAGTCTATTCTGCAGAAGAGCAATATGCTCCATTACCTGCTCATAATATATTACAGAAGTGGACGTCAAATCTCGCATATCATTCATGCGAAGTTGATATTCCAAATCGAATATGTTTGGTTGCCCGTTGGTTGAATTACTTGGCGTAAACACATGATTAATCGACCAAATATGATCTGGAATAGTAATATATCTATTGTCTATATCTTCCTGTGTGACTTTGTGTTTGAGATACTCTCGCTCCAAACCATCCCAATAGTAATCCTTGAAAAAAGAAATAGCCTCACTAATTCTATCGTCAAGCTGTTCCCCGCTGACATTGACCGTGAGTAAAGGCGCCCCAAGTGCTCTCAGGACATATTCCTTAAATTCGGTTTCGTTAGTTACTGCCATGCAATTACCTTATTTCTTTTATTCTCTGGAGATCCATTTTTGATTTTCTTCGTTCCAACCATATAACTTTCCGTCATTTGGTTTTGGGATTGGAGGAACCCAAAGGCAAGATTCTTCATCCAGCGTCCATGATGGATATTTTTTAGGCGGAATGAACGCATCTCTGATTGGATCATATGTAAATCCCTCACCGGCGTAGTTCTTTCTTAAAGGTGTTCCATTTGGATGTTTTCCGCCGAATGTATTGTATGACGTCTGGATCCAGAGGGAAGGATCTCCAAGAGCCCCAGAATCTATATAGTCCTGTTCTACAACTAAGACATTAACAACTTTTCCGTTTTCTACTTTAGCAAAGTGTGACATGGTAGAGTATTATCCAGTAAGAGTGGCGGTGGTGAAGAACTTGTGGTAAGTGTAACCGCCGGATTCTACAGTAGTAAATCCTGTTGTTGTTCTTCGGGTACCAGCATACCGGACAATCAGCGCACCGCCGCCGCCATTGGTTTTTGCCGCGCCGCCTTCGGCAGCATGATCCCAACGCGACCCGCCGCCTCCGCCTCCAGTACCACCCGTTCCTGGTGTGGGGTCGACGTTATACGACCCACCAGAACCACCTACTCCGGGGGTTCCGCTTTGACCACCCAAATCT